GGGGGACCAACCCACCGCTTTCACCACAGTCATGCGCCAACTCACCATGGCTCGCACATTCTTGAGCAAGTTCGGGATCGCGTTGCTGGTCGCCTACGTGTTCATCACCGCGTATGGGACCACAAGGCAGTGGATTGAAACCGGCACACCCTTTCGCCAGGACTGCATCCGCTGATGTTCAACCCCGACTTCTACCCAACGCCGCCGGATGTGGCGGCCACGATGCTCGACCCCCTCGACCTGCGCGGTCGCACGGTCGTCGAACCCAGCGCAGGCTCCGGCAACCTGGTCCAGGCGTGCCTGGAGCGCGGTGCGTCAGAGGTGCTGATGGTGGAGCCGGAGCCACGGCTCCGGGCCATCCTGGCCGGCATCCAAGGCGAGTGCCGGCTGATCGGCAACGACTGGCTGCAGGTCCAGGCGGAGCAGATCAGCCACGTGGATTTGATCTGCATGAACCCGCCCTTCTCGGCGGACGAGCACCACATCCTGCATGCGTGGCAGGTGGCCCCGGCCGGCTGCGAGATCGTGAGCCTCTGCAACTGGTGCACGATCGACGACAGCCGCTACGGGTTCCGGGCCAGCCGAGAGCTTCGCACGCTGATCGAGCAGTACGGCAGCCGCCAGAAGCTGGGCTCGGTGTTTGAGGATGCGGAGCGCACCACCCGGGTGGAGATCGGCCTGGTGCGGCTGACGAAGCCCGGCCAACGTGTAAGCGGCGCTGATGAGTTCGACGGTTTCTTCCTCGGGCCCGACGACATCGAGGCCCAGGGCGAGGGGATCATCCCCTATCGCCGAAGCCGCGACCTGGTGAACAGGTACGTGGAGGCCTGCCGAATTTTCGACCAGCAGCTGGAGGCCGGCGTGCGCCTCCAGGCCCAGGTGGGCGGCATCTACAAAGGCGAGCTGGGCATCCAGATCAGCATGGAAGGCTGCGCCGCCAGCCGGAACCGGTTTCGGAAGGAGCTCCAGAAGAGCTTCTGGAAGAGCGTGATCGACGAGATGCTGCCGGCGGAGAAGGCCACCAGCCAGCTGCAGGGCGACATCAACACGTTCGTGGAGCAGCAGACGAAGGTGCCATTCACCGAGCGGAACCTGTTCCGGATGCTGCAGATGATCGTTGGCACTACGGATCAGAGGATCGACCGTGCGGTGGAGGCGGCGTTCGACGAGCTGACGAAGCACACGAAGGAGAACCGCTGGGCCGTGGAGGGGTGGGCGACGAACGACGCCTACCTGTTCAACCAGAAGTTCATCGTGCCCTACGTCGCTGAGCCGGACTGGAGCGGCGGCACCGTGAGCTTGAAGCAATGGTCGGGCAACTTTCCGCGAATTCGCGACCTGATCAAAGCTTTGGTCTACATCACCGGCCGGCCCTATGCCGAGGTGGAGGATCCCGCCTGTGGGTATGACCGGGTGGAGCCCGGCGTGTGGCATGAGTGGGGCTTCTTCGAGTTCAAGGTGTTCAAGAAGGGCACCGGCCACTTCCGGTTCAAGGATTCGGAGGACTGGGCCGCGTTGAACGCCAGGGTGGCGCGGATCAAGGGCCTGGTGCTGCCGGAGAAGCTGCGCCGCCTCTCACCTCTCACCTCTCACCAGCCATGGCAAGCCCACTCCTTCAATTACGGATTTCCAACTTCATCTCTACCGTCAACTGTGGCGACGAAATGATCTTGAGCCGTGACGGCTCAGTAGAGAAAGGAACAGGTCTGATTTTCGGCTACGGGCACGAGGGCTACTACCTGCAAGACGACCCCCAGCGAGTTGACCTTGGGGTCACAGTTACCACCGAGGAAGTCCTACTCATGGCCGCCGACGTAGCCCGCGATACAGGAGCCGAGCTGGCCTGACCCCCGAGCGGCCCGCCGGAGCCGTGACCAATCCGGCCGCCCTCTCGCCATTCACCCATGCGCTTTTTAATTGCCTACCTGACCTTCATCGTCGCAATCAGCGTCGGCTTCTTCTATGCTCTGTCGAGCACGCTGACTGACATGACCCGGCGCGACTGCCGCCTGGGTGTGCCGACTGCTTGCGAACAGCTCCAGCACGCGGGTGTGCAGCCATGATTTTTGCCCTCCGCCGCGGCCAGCAGTGGATCACCGCGCCTGATGGCGATGGTGACCCGATCCCGCCCACACTGGTGCTAGGAGACGACCAGGCCCTCGCCTGGGTTGCTCCCAACATCGACATCGCGCATGAGCGCCAGACACTGATCAAAATGCTCTGGGGCTGGACCACCGAAATCCGTGCCCTTCCATGAGCATTGTCATCCCACCTTCCGCCTGGCGGTTCCAGCCCGGGCAGCAAGCGTTCGTGCGCGGCTGGCCCAAGGCTGAGACCGCTCTGATCCTTTGCCAGTTGGATTTCCTCGACTGGCCCCACTACATCGTGGCCGACAGCAACGGAGCCGAGTGGCGCATTAGCCAACTGGAACTTTCCAGCCGTCTTATCCCCAACGTTTACTCATGAACTTTCCTGACTATGAGATTCGCCAGATGTGCGATCTCGGCTTGGTAGAACCATTCGATCCAGCACTGATCAACCCCGCCTCGCTTGACGTGCGCCTAGGTGACAGGTTGCTGATCGAATCCGTTGAGTCGCCAGCGATGAAGGAATACCCCTTCTGGGACCACAGCGAGGACCACCCCTATCTGATGGTACCGAAACAATTCGTCCTGGCTCCTACGCTGGAGTTTGTGCGGGTGCCTGATACCTGCAACGCTCAGTTTGTGCTGAAGTCCAGCAGAGCCAGGGAAGGGATCAATCACCTGCTGGCCGGCTACCTGGATCCTGGCTTCCATGGGGTGGTCACCCTGGAGCTGGTAAACAGCCGGCAGCTACATTCGGTTCCAATCTGGCCTGGGATGAAGATCGGCCAGCTGGTGTTCAACCGAATGATGGGCCCCCCGGAGCGCAGCTACGCCGTGACGGGCCGGTATCACGGCGATGCAACGGTGCAGGGCAGCCGGGGATGAGCCGCGAGTGGAACACGCCTGTGCGCGAGCCGTGGAACGTCCTAATCCACCAGGCCCTGCAAGGTGTGGACCGTCACAACCGAGAGCTGCTGCGCACCGGTGACCCGCGTCATGCGGTGATGGCGCATCAGCTCCGGCAATATGTCCAAGACCTTAAACATTGGATTCACCAACAAGAACAATGACTCAATCAATTATCAATCGAGATGAGCAGCACGGCGGCATGGAAGCCGTGGGCGGCATGTCGCAGAGCCTGAAGATTGCCATCCATGCCGGAAAGAACTGGTTCCTGTTGACGCCAGGCGAGCAGGAAGCGCTGGACATAATCGCGCACAAAACGGCCCGCGTGCTTAGCGGTGGCGATCCGCACGACCCGGAGCACTGGACGGACATCGCCGGCTATGCGCAGGCGGCGATGCGGGGTCGGGCCGCCGTGCTGGAGACGCTCCCTGCTCAGCCGGTTAAGCGGCCGGCTGGGGAATTGGTGGGAAGAGTGGCGAACCTACTGCGCGATTACGAGCGCGGGGATGCAGATGCCAGGGACGTGATCCGCGAGGTGGCGGCGTGGCTTGATCAAGTGGAAAATTCTTTCTCCGCCGAAAGGCTGCGTCGGGAGGCAGGCCGATGACCGACACCTTCCGCGCCCTGTGCGATGAGCTGCTGCTATTTGCAGAGCAAGCAGGCAAGATAGCGTCGGACGAAGGCCTTTGGCCCGAGTGCGATCCTACTTTTTCGCTCCTTGACCGCTTTCGCTCCGCCCTGGCCCAGTCCGAGCCAGACCTGGAGACGCTCCCTGCCCAGCCCACGTCAACAATCACCATTGAGCAGGCCGAACTGCTGCAAAAGCTGAACCCCCACCTGCGCCCGCCCCTCGCCTTGCATCAGCGGTTCATCCCCAACCTGGCCCAGGTGGCCGAATGCGGCGGCCCATGCCAGCTTGACCCGCTGGCCTGTGATTGCTGGCTCGGCAAGGAGCTGACCAATGCTTGACCACCTGATCATCGACGCAAGCTGCCAACCGGCGGTGTTCCGCTGCACTCGTTGCGGGGCCCGCCAGCCGGTGAAGTTCCCGATGGCGATCGACCACTTGGTGGGGCTGGAGCGCCAGTGGCGGGCGGAGCACCCGGCCCGTGGGCCGTGCCAGCAGCCGCC